CTCGCGGGGAGCGGTGGTCTGTGAAGACCGCCCCATAAGTCGTAGACTCGGGGTGTGAAGCAATGAAAATTGTGACGCGTTGGCTCGAGACAACCGGCCATTCCAGCTGGTTTGTGTCTTACGTCGGGATGATAACCCGAAGGACGTTTTTAATATTATGTCCATCGTAAGTATTCTACGCAGGTGAGGATTAGGGGTCTCATCAACCCGACCCTCACCCACCTTCGGAGTAAAAGATATGGCCTTACCCCCCCCTAACGAGAACCTACTTTATACCACAAAATGCTCTACTACTGTTGAGCGTCTAGCGGGCAGTTATAATGGCCCGTATTTGACACGCAACTGGTGGACGGAGACGTGGAGAAAGAAGGATCGCGCTTGGGTTAGGGTTCCGAAGGGGTTACGACATCTAACCAACCCATATACAGCATGGCTTTTCGAAGCAGAACCTATGGGTCAGTATGCCTACACCTGGCGGAATCGTTATACCGTCGGTTTCCAGCAAGCTGCCTATGATTACTGCAAGATGGCCGGCGATTTGTATTTCGCTGGTCCTGTGGAAAGTTGGTTAGCGACAAAAGCGACTGTCAGCAGCACCGATGCTCTCTTGACGACTGTTCGGAACTCCGTCCTTAAACAGGCGGCTGGACAAACATTCAATGCAGCGTTGTTCACGGCAGAAGCTGGTAAAGTTCTAAACCTGTTGACCACGAACGCGAGAAAGATTTATCGTTCGTTCCGGGAGATTAAAACCGGGCGGTTAATGGGGAGGTCACTAAAGGAAACAGTTCGTCGAGCATGCAGTGCCCTGGGCATTGTCAACTCTAAGAAATGGGACCCTAAGGCCTCAAGAGCGTCGCAATGGCTTGAATACCGGTATGGTGTCGAGACATTGATGATGGACGTACGTGACGCGGCCGAATACGCTGCTAGCAAAATGTCCGACCAACCCGAGCGTTATAAGTGGCGGTCTTCTAAGGCCGCCTCGTCCGATGTCGTTACCGACTATCCGTCGTCCTGGGGCCAGTTTCTTGGCGTCTACCAGTCCGGAATTTTGTTAGACCCCATGCGGGTCCTGCAGACAGTCACAACCGCGCAAGCTTGGTTGGAAGCTGAGTTAGAGACATCAGGCTACCGCTCTATGCAACAACTGGGATTCGCAAACCCGGTGGGAATGGCGTGGGAGTTAATCCCGTTGTCGTTCGTTGCAGATTGGGCTTTAAATATCGGTAGTTATCTGGACTTGCAGACCTCCTTGTGGGGTTTAAAGGTTCTTGACGCCGGGTATTCGCTGAAGCGTGAGGCCTACGCCGAAGTGACAGTGCGACCTGCTACACCCACTACCGGGTCTGATCCATACCATACGAAACCGTTCGTACCTCCTGCAATCTGGGTTGGTGCAACAACGCGATCGTATAAAGGAAGCAGGTATCAACGGTGGGCGTGGGTTAACCCCTCGCCTGAATACACTTTGGGATCCGGATTGGATATTAAGCGCACGGTTGATTCTGTTGCGTTGCTCTTCCTCGGATTCAGGAAGTAACACCTTATGTAGGAGAACTACGATGTCAGTTATCACTGCAATGACTATCGTCGGCTTGTCACATGTCGATGGTACTACCGCGAGCAATCACACCTTCACCAAGGAAGCGAACGTCCTTAACGGGATCAAGCTGCGTGACACTGCTCAGGCGGATTATAGCCTCGCCCCACGGCTCACCTTCACCGCCAAACAACCGACGGCCACAGGCAGAGTCATCAGGGAGAAAACTACCGTGACGATCCCTTACAAGGATCCTGTTACTGGTTTGCTGGCGGGTACGATTACTCGGAACATCGAGGACATCATCCCGGTAGCGGCACCGTTGAACGTCCGGAAGGATGCTGCAGCTAGCTTTCACAGCTTGGCCGCAGCCGTCGCTGTCAAGGATATAATCATCAACCTTGACTTCGCGTCTTAATAACCCGCAAGGAGCTTTAAGATGAGAAAGCCGTCTGCTCGTGATGAGCGTCGTGCGCGGGTGGGGAAATTCTCCCGCCTTGAGCTGTCGCCAGAAAACTTAGGCGCTGTTCTAACCTCCTTCCTTGACGATTCTACGCCAATACAAAAACTGGTAAAGGATTGCGTTGCTCGCAGGGACTATATGTCCTTAGTAAAACTCAGTGTAGACCCTAGGGTCTACGACGATCCAGAGGTGTATTTCTGGGACCGTCAAGCCACTGAACTCCTCCGAAAGTATCCCTTCCCTGGGATGGAGGAAACTGCGCGCGATGCTGCAATCAAGACATTTCTTAAGTCAGAATCTGACTGTGCTCGAACCAATACTCGATTCACCGCAAGCAGTGAGCATTTGTTTACTGCGGCTGAGCGTAACCTCATAAAACAGGTCCGCCGCCATATTCGGTACGTCTTGGGTAGGTTTGATTCCAATGAAATGATTGATGAAGCGCGTCACGGCCCTGGGACCTGCCGTGGTCTGGAAGCCCTCGGGTTTCGAGGTCATGGTTGTGTTGGTGGTGAGTTTAAATTTGAGTCGAAAATCACTCTCACTGCCACCCTAGTGCCATATGCTAGTGCGATACTCCGTGAGTATCCGCTATGGGATTCTGCAAGTATTGCGGCCCACGGAGCAGAACTCCGCTTCGAGCTAGTGGATGGAAATGCTGTTACCACTGTACAAAAAAGTGCATTAACGGATCGTACCATCGCCATCGAGCCTATGCTGAATGTGTTTCTACAGCTCGGCGTAGGTGGAATGATACGAAGACGGCTCTCGTCCCGTGGAGGTTTTAATCTCGACAAGAGTTGGAGGCGGAATCAGTTGCTTGCTAAGAAAGGATCGATTGATGGGAGTTATTCCACTATCGATCTGACGAACGCGAGCGATACTATCGCTTTCAATGTAGTTGCGACCCTCCTTTCAAGGGATTGGTTTAGAGTACTGGAGAGCTTACGCTCTTCGGTTGGCACTTTCCGGATGGGCACAAAGAAAGAAACTTGTGTCTATCAGAAGTTTTCCAGCATGGGCAACGGTACCACGTTTGAGCTCGAAACCCTGATATTTTGGG